AGCAGTTTTTCTGTCCAAATATACATTTAAAATCTCGGTTTGGTCGGAGTTCAATTTGGCAACATAATCCATGTTTTTTGCAATTGTAGGGCGTGTTGGTTGCAAATTGTGGATAACGGTTGAATCCATATCGCGTTCCACAAATAACCATCGGAATCCGTTGTAAACTATGTTTTCCAAAACTGCTTTTGATAAGCTTGGGCGTTTTATAGACCGATCTTCATTCATTACTTCGGTTGCTGACTCATAAACTTTGATAAGTTGCATTGTGTCTGGATTGATTTTTTGAACGCGCGGACCCAGTGTTGGTAATGGTTCTTGGAATCCTGTTTGAATTTTAACAGGTCTTATTTCAAGTAATTTCTCTATCATAGATTCCAATTTATTAATTCGCGTGTGTAATTGTTTGTTGGAATCTTCGATTCGCTTGTTTGACTCAATGAGTTCAACCATTGCTGGGCTGTCGTGATTCATAGCAATTACTTTGAGTTTCTCAATCTCCAGTTCTATTTTTTTTGTTCCATATTCTTGGTAATTGTCTATTTGCGAATTGATTACATCAAGTAATATTTGGTATGTCAATTTTTTGCCGACCAAAAATAATTCGTGTTCATTTTCGTGTTTCTCCATATCATTTACTTGGTTGCATCTTATTTTTTGATGATTATGAATATACGATTCAAAATCTTTGCTTTGCTGAACTACAAATACATCAAGCAAGACACATTCGGGATATTTACTTTTATGTTCATTGTATCTTCCGACCACGCCTCTGCGACTTTCGCCAATCTTCACAATGTATTCGCCACTTTCAAACGTTTTTACGCGGACAATGTAGACAATTGGAATATGCATTGTAAACTGGTTTAACAAAACTTTTTCCTTTTCAAGTTCCTTCTGTTTTTTGAGTTTGATTTGGTAGTCGGCTTCTCTTTTTGCAACATCATTCGCATTTGTTATTTGAATATTTCTCAATTGATCTGAAAGTGTTTTGCATTCTTCTATAACAACTTCTTGAATTATCTTTTCCATTTTAACATAATATTCATGAATTTCATTTGATTTTTTTGTTCCAGCTTTTAAACAAAATAATTTAAAAGCTCTAATTGTCATTAAAATAATTTCTTTATTGTGACCTCCGCGACCTTCTTTTTTTGCTCCTGCGACTTCAGGAGCAAAGATTTTGTAATCAATATTATTGTAAAAATATTTTTCTAGTACTTGTTTTGCATTAGATTTTTGTTGAAATCCTATCCATTCCCATACTTTATCCAAATCAATAACATAATCAGTATCGTTATAATTCAAATAACAATAAAAACTTGACAAAAACATTTGCTGTTCATATGTGTTGAAATTTGCTTTCATTTTATCTACCATAGATGACTGGTAATTTCCAGTCAGCTTTGTAAGTGGGTTACTTTCAATTAGATTGACTATATCTACGCTCATTATATGTATTTGTAATGCTTATTTCTTTATATTGTTTATTTGTTTTTTGTTTATGATTTTAAAAATCATAAACAAACATATAGTTTAAAGCTATTAATGCTTTTGTTGTAACAAAAACGAAAGCTTAAGAAAACATTTAATAAAAAACTTTTTATTTTGATTTTTTATTAAATTTTTAAAGGATATGCAAAATTTTTGATATCCATGACAACATTGCCACTGCATAACATAGTGCAATTTTGTTAACTGCTGTAAGCCACGCCGCACATACCTGCCATCACCCTTAAAACATTGTAAGAGTAAGCATACACTCTGACCTTAGCAGTCGAGGTTCCAGCAACGGTTCCAGAAGACAGCACCAACTGGAGTGTGGCGTTATCAATTCTGGAGAAGTTGCAAGATCCGCTTGGCTGATGTTCCTCAGGCCTTAGAGCGAAAGAATACACGTTAATGCCGGTATCGGGGGCACGGGTGTGGTGCTGGAAGGGCTGAACAACGTCGAAGTAAGAACCCTCTCTCTCGGAGATTCGGTCCTGACCGTTGAGCTGCAACTTGGCAGTGACGACGGGGTTCTCACCCCAGCAGTGGAGGTGGAGGGCAGTCTCAGCAAGCACGAATGTGCCGGCATCGGACAAGGCAGAGCCAGTGGGGGTATCACCGCTAGCGTTGAAAACACCGGCAGCAGCGTGCCAGTCCTGGTTAGCGTTCATTAAACCGCCAGAGACGGCATCAGTGGCGCCGGCCATCTGGAAGACACCTCCAGAAATGAAGGCGTTGGAACCAGAGGTCTCAGCAGGGCCTCCAAAGACGTGGATCGAGGGAGGGAGAGCATCAATGGCATCGGTGTAGTTGAAGGGCTGGGCGCCGAGGACCTTGAACAAGGTTGAGTTGCCCTCGAGGGAGGCGCAGTAATCAACGTTGGAATCGGGCTGGACAACCCAGATGAGCTCCTTGCAGGGGTGGTTGAAGTTGATCTTGATCTTATTGGAGGAAGATCCGACCGACTCATCACCGGTGTATTGGAGCTGCTCAATGAGGTACTCGTGGGGGTTCTGAGCCATCTTTCTGCGCTCGTCAGTATCCAAGAAGATAAAATCAACGTAGATAGAGGCGGCAACGAGGGACTGCTGGTAGGCACTAGTGACGGCCAAAGAGGTAGAACTGGTGGGACTTCCAACAATGTCCTTGACAGCCCACAAGCACTCGCCAATGGGTCTGAAATCGATGTTAATCTTAACCTCGTGATACTGTACATCACATATACCCCACCTTTCGGTGTATTTATCGGCATTTCTGTATTGATTAACGTGTTACATACAGAAACATTGCCGGGGAGTAGACTATATCTTAAGCCTTCATCGGAGTTGATTAAACTCCTCAGACCCAATTCCGTTTAGTCGTTGAACCTTCATCATATTCTCATCATTATGAACGTAGATGCTTGGCTGCGGATTGTCTATTTCTAAGGATTTTTGATTTTCCTTATCATACGTGGCATTTTTACCATACCTGAGTTTCTTTCTCAGCCACATTAAACTTTCGTTCAATGCTTGGTAGCCTAAAAATTCTTTATGTTTGTTGTTAAATCTAATAACTGATACTAGATTATTGAAATAATAGTGCAATAATATTTTATTTGATTTTTCTTTATTTTCTGTTTTATGCAAAGGTTGGAAATTTGTCCAGTGAAAACAAACTTTGGATTCTTCAACAATATTGTGATTAAATTGAGTAATTGGTAATATATGGTCTATTTCCCAGTATGTTCCCAAATTATCCCAATTCATTTTATCATCAAATCTGAATTCAATCCATTTATTGAACCATTTAGAATTGCATCCTATCAAATCTTTGTAAGATGTTTCTTTGCCTTTTACCATTTTATGAATTTTACTTCTTAAAATTTCTGACAATCTAAATGACAAATCGTTTTTTCTTCTTTCTTTTATTTTTTCCTTTTTAATTGGTAAATATTCTTGGTTTTTTAGCCTGACATGTTCTTTTATATCTTCGCGATTGCGATACAACTTTTTTTGTGAATGTATTGCTTCTATATTAATTATTCTATATTCCTTTGATTTTGCAAGAAGTGTTTCTTTATTATTTTTATAATATTCATCTTGTTTATTTTTAATATGTTCTTTATTTTGTTCGCGATATATTTTTCTACAATCTTTACAATCGTATCTATGACCATCTGGGGCTGATTTTAAATTACCAAAATTAATTATTTCTTTTTCTACTTTGCATATATAACATTTTTTCATTCTTATATTATTATTAACACTATTTTTAAATTCTTTTAAACATAAATTACCGTCTTTAAGAGTTTCCCGCAATTTGAAATTGTTGCCGCACGGCTTGTCGTTTCAACAAGCACATGCGACTAGCATCTGAGGATGGCTGAATAAGCCATTACGAGCCTCGAACGAATATTCTCCAAAGTAGTTCTCGTATACTTTGGGTCGGATGCTTTTCTGCCCTACAGATTTCAAGGCAACAAGGGGTAGAGCCAAACCAGGGTTTCGGCAGAACCAGAAGAGGAGGGGGATGTACAAGGTGGTCTCAGGGAGAGCCTTTCTGGGAGCGCAAACCTGGCCCGGGCCTCCGGTGGAAGCGCAGGGTCCGTTGATGTCAGCGAACGCGGGGTCAGTCATGTAGGTGAGCTGAGTGGTGTGGCCAATCATCTTGTAGTAACCAGCCTGCTGCTCAGAAGAGAGGGTAAGCTGATTCCAGATGTGCATCCAGTCACCATATTGGCGGTCAATTCTCTGACCACCGATCTCAACCTCAACCTGGGCAATGAGCTGCTCACCGGGGTAATCCAACCAACGGGCATAGACATCACCGGTAGTGCCCTTCATGGACTGGTTAATCTCAGGGAGAGTAACCTGGACATAGGTGCGGTAGGCAAGATCTCCATTTCTGGAGATGGTGCAACTAACACGGCGACCGAAGTCGGCCTGGCCGTTGAAAGTCTGCTCGATGGACTCCATCGCGAAGTTGGTGTGGCGTCTGTAAGACACCTTCCAGAAAGTAATCTCGGGGTTTCCTGTAAGGAAAACGTCTTGGGCGCCGTAGGCGACTAATTGCATAAGTGCTCCTCCCATTTTTTTATATAATCTAAAAATATAATTTCTCCTAAATCTGAGCGAAAAGACGTAAAAAAAGTGGATTTCTCTCCATTTAAAGGAAACCTACGGTTTCCTTTTGAACCTTCCCTTACATTAATATAGATGATGTATATGACAAAATGAATTGCAAAATGTAGTGAAAGATAATATATGTTTCACCCCCGGTGCAACATTTAGGGAACAAAAAATATATAATTTTATTTTAAAGATGCCGACAATTTGCAAAAAAGATACTTGCAGAAACCCGGCAGTTTATGGATTTTGTTTTGGAAAACCTCTTTTCTGTTCCGACCATAAAGAAGATGGCTCAAAGAATACGAGGAGTTTGGAACCTGGATTACCAACCAGTTCTGGAGAGAAAGTTTGTGTAAGTTGTTCTAGCAAAAATGTTTTATCCAGATTCAAAGGGTATTGCAAACATTGTTATGTAAAATTATATCCATTGGACCCGCTTTCTCTGCAGACTGTCTATAAATCAAAGGACACCGTTATTCAAAAATTCATAGATTCCAAATTTGACGGGTTTGTCCATAAAGATGGATTCAGCCAAATCCAAATTAATGGAATCATGCTCAATGTTGTTTTTAATAAGCAAAATGTGTCAGATGAGAATGAAAAAAACATAGTTATTAAGTTTAACCCCAATAAATATGAGAATGGTAAGAATCCAATGTTGTACACTAGATTGCCAGATTTGGAAAAAGAAATTGGAAAACAGTTTGAAAGAATCATGGAATAAATGCTAAGGGAACTCGTCGTTCCCTTATAATCCCATACTTTTAAGGGAAGAGTCAAAGGGAAGAGTCAAAGAGAAACCGTAGGTTTCTTTTAAAGTGATGAATTCTCTGCAATGAATTTCTCTAAATAGTCTTCCATAAAAACTTCTTTTTTTCCGTCGTGGGATTTTTGAAAAATATATTTGCCGTCACGTTTCTTCACATTCCACCCTTTCTCTACACAATTGAAAATAAAAAGCATTTTGTGAAATGACTTTGCATCAATGTCAGATGTATCAACTTTGGTTCGAATCATGGCAATTTTAAAATATAATGTCACAAAAATTTCATTAAGAGAACGTAAGTAAGTAAGGGAAACCTACGGTTATTCAGAGAAGCGAAGCTTCTCTTACGCCCTATGTGGTCGCTTCGCTAATCCCCTTCCCTTATTTTTTGCATGGTTTTAAGTAGCATTTTACGATTTGATTAAAAGGAGGAGGTATGGTGGTTCTCTTAAAAGGGAGAGGTCATAGGAGAACCGTAGGTTCTCTTAAAAGGAGGAGGTATGGTGGTTCTCTTAAAAGGGAGAGGTCATAGGAGAACCGTAGGTTCTCTTAAAAGGATTTAAAATCTATTATTTATATTATTTAGGAAATGACAGACCCCCTTTTGAAAGAAGACACCTCTCGCTATGTAATGTTTCCAATTCAAGACGAGGACATCTGGAAGATGTACAAGAAGCAAGTTGATTGTTTTTGGCGCGTTGAAGAAATTGATTTGTCCAAGGATTTAGGTGATTGGGCAAAGCTTACTGCGGATGAGCAGTACTTTATCTCTATGGTTTTGGCATTTTTTGCAGCCAGCGACGGAATTGTTATGGAGAATTTGGCGACCCGATTTATGGCTGATGTCCAGCTTTCTGAAGCCCGAGCTTTCTACGGGTTCCAGATTGCAATGGAAAACATTCATTCCGAGATGTATAGTGTTCTCATCGAAACCTATATTAAAGACAAGGCGCAAAAACACAAGTTGTTCAATGCAATTGAGACGTGTCCTTCTATCAAGAAAAAAGCGGACTGGGCTAGGCGGTGGATTGGATACGAAGCAAGCAACGATACTTTTCCCACGCGACTTGTAGCATTTGCCTGTGTGGAAGGCATTTTCTTCAGCAGTAGTTTTGCAGCCATTTACTGGATCAAGAAGCGTGGAATAATGCCTGGTTTAACTTTATCCAATGAGTTTATCAGTAGAGATGAGGCACTACATTCTGAATTTGCAGTTCTTATTTATTCAAAGCTCCACAAGAAATTGGATAAATCTAAGATTGCGGAAATTGTGAGAGAAGCAGTGGAAATTGAAAAGGAATTCATTACGGAATCGTTGCCGTGTCGGTTAATCGGGATGAATGCCAAATTGATGACCCAGTATATTGAGTTTGTGGGGGACCGTCTCTGTTTGCAAGTGGGAATTGATAAAATTTATGGTAGTGCCAACCCTTTTGATTTTATGGAACTTATTAGTTTGGAAAGCAAATCCAATTTCTTTGAACGCACAGTATCCGAGTATGCGATGGCAAATAAAGAGGTTGCGAATAACGTGTTTGATCTTGTGTGTGAGTTTTGAGTAGGGGAACCTACGGTATTCAGAGAAGCTTTGCTTCTCTTACGCCCCCTACAACCCCCTCCCTTAGTATAAATTATTTTGATTATACGGATATAAATTATTTTGATTATTGAAAAAAAATCTTACAAAATTGAAATTTTTATTATGTGCAATACAGATAATAAAAAAAATATAAAATGACCGCCAAATACACAGACTCGCAAATCACCGAATTGAGGCAATATGCCGAATTTTATGATTTATCATCAATAAACGAAGCAATTAATTACTGCACCAAATGCCACTTTTGTGGAAAAAAATGCGAGATGAGCATTCACACACACTCTCATACTTATTGCAGAGTACATTGTGCCGACATGAGCGAGGATTTTAATTACTGTTGTTTTAGAGGCGAATCGTGCAAAATATGCAGTAACTACTCCATCTGTAAGGGCAAACTGATAAGTGCTGGATATTCAATCGACCAATGTGATAAGTTCCTTTCTTCGCAAAAGGAATTTACATACAAACTCAAAAGTAACAATTATTCTATTGAAACCAAAATCTTGTCAAAAACAATTTCCACTGGAAAAATAGCAACCATTTCATATTTTGTCAAATACAAGTCGAGCACATTTATTGCTCAACTCAATAATGATGACAAAGAACTCATTGTGGAGGATGACTGCATTAATAGCAATGTCTATAACATTTCCATAAAAGATTTGGGTCAAGTGTTAATGTCATGCATAAAAATCAATAATGAAGATTTATATTCAAAAGAAGAAATAGAAGAAATAGAACACAGTATTGTAGAAATAAATGGTTGGAAACAAGAGCTCGACACTTACTACGAAATTTTCGATGGTTGTTCATTGGAACCTACTCGGAAATATTCAGAAGTTGTAAAATCGTCGTCTCGCTAATCCAAATATTTATCAAATAATTTTCTAAAATTTTTTATTGATTTATCTTGGTCTCCCAATTCCAAATTGAATTCCGTAATGTCCATATTCACCACGTTCAAATTCCTCATAATTTTATCAACAATCGGTTTTATGGCTTTTGTATGAACACCGTTTGGTGCAGTGGTGCCAGTGCTCGACATTTCTTCTGGGTCTAGTCCATCAACATCAAACGAAAAATGGAGTGGGTCTTTTCCTACAAATTCTTTGATTTTTGCATAAACTTCTCTTGGGTTCTCATTAATTTCTTTTGATTTAATGTATCGAATTTTCTTTTCTTTCAAAACCAGTTTCTCTCCATTGTCTAAATCGCGGATACCTAGGTAAATAATGTTTTCAAATTTTAAGTCGGGAACAGTATATAAGAATGGAAACATATCATAATCGTTGTCTAAACCGGTAAGAAATGCAAGAGGCATTCCGTGGTAATTTCCACTGGGTGATGTTTTGCGAGTATTGATGTCGCCATGGGCGTCAAACCAGATGACCTTGAGTGCAGAACCGTGTTTTTCCAATGATGCACCAATGGTTGCAATGGCCATGGAGTGGTCACCGCCAATATTAATGGTGGGTTTTTTGCATTGTACATTTGCGTTAAACAATTTTTGAAGGTTTTCAGAAAGCACTTTAACGTCACTGTTTCTGGTTTTTATAAGAGTACCCCGATTACCAAATAATTTGTATAAATATTTGCAGGTGAGGTCGAGACCAGGTTTCTTTTGTCCTATTAAGCTTGGAAAATATATACGATGCATTATATATTTTACGTGTTATTTTTTTATGTTTTT